GTCTTTTATCCGTCCCGAAGGTTTAGCCTTACGGGGTTCATGCGCACGAATAGAAAAGTAAAAAATAATCAATAGGGAATAACTACATAGAAACGGGGTAAAAAATATGAAAAGGAATGCATGGCAAAAGCGAATAACGGAAGCCACGCGCCAGGCGGGAACTTATAAGCCGTACTTTGAAGCGGCAATAGAAACGCTGGCGGCGATCCTGGAAAAAAGGGACGAAGCGGAAAAGTATTATAAGGAAAGCGGTTCCGTTCCGATAGTGGAACACACTAACAAGGGCGGGGCCACTAACATGGAACAGAACCCAGCGTTAAGGCTCATTAACGACCTTAACACTTCAGCACTTCAATACTGGCGTGAACTGGGACTGACGCCCAGCGGTTTGCACCGTTTGAATTCTGACGCGGTAAAGGGGAAAGAAGACGAAGGCCCCAGCATAGTTGACGACTTGCGAAGCCGTTTCAAAGTAGGCTGATTATGAAGGGGAAGACTGAACCCCGTTTATTTACGCCGCCGCTTCGTGAATTGACGGAAGAAACCAGCCTGGGTTATGCGGCTATTGAATACGCCAGGACGGTCCTGGGTATGGAACTATATCCGTGGCAAGAATGGGCGCTTATTCACATGCTGGAAATAACGGGCGACCTTAACAAAGCCTGGAAGTTCCGTTTCCGCATAATACTTGTTGAAGTTGCCAGGCAAAACGGCAAAACAAAACTATCAACGGTTATAGCGTCCTTCTTTATGAATATCCTATGCGTGGAAGCGGTTTTCGGAACTTCGCTTTCTATGGAAAAAGCGGAAGAAGTTTGGGAAGCCGTTATTCAGGAACAGGAAACACACGCCGCGCTTTCAAAAGACATTCAGCGAATTGCACGAAGGAACGGCGGAAAGAAGTTAGTATTAAAAGGGAACCGCAGTTATAAAGTGGGCGCGCCTAACCGAAGAAGCGGACGTGGCGACGCTAACGACCTTGTTATGTTAGACGAAGTTCGTGAACATAGGGACTGGGAAACGTGGTCCGCGGCCGTTGCTTCCACTAACGCAAAGCCGAATGGTTTAACTATTGGCTTCACGAATGCGGGCGATCCTGACAGCATAGTATTAAGGCAAATTAGAAGCCAGGGCATAGAAAAAATAAACGGCACGAAGGCGAAGGACCTGGGCGGGGACGTAGACACGGACACGCTGGGCATATTTGAATGGTCCGCACCCGAAGGCGCGGCAACGGACGACCTGGAAGCATTGGCCCAGGCTAACCCAGCTTTAGGGTATGGCTTACTAACGGAAAAGGCCATAATGGCAAACCGTGAAACGTTTCCCGAAGCAAAATTCCGTTCGGAATGCATGTGCCAGCAAGTTGAAACAATGTTACCCGAACCGTTCCCCGAAGGCTCATGGGCGGGCGGCGTTGATCCTGAAAGCGAAATAGCGCCCGAAAGTGATTTATTCTTCGGCGTGGACTTAAGCCAGGACAGACGCCACACGGTTATAGCCGTTTGTGGAATGCGCGAAGACGGGAACTACCATATTGAAGTAGTAGAAAGACGAATGGGAACGGAATGGGCCGTTGAATGGTTCCAAAGCCGCGTGGAAAGGTATGGCGGCATAAAGCTGGCATTCCAGGAACGCGGGGCGCCAGTTTCAGGACTGGGGGAACAGATTTGCACTATTAAGGGCGTTGCACGAATGGCCCAGGGCGGTTCTGACCTTTCCGCTGGCTGGAATAGGTTCTTCGACGCCGTGGCGGCATGTGCGCCCGACGCTGGGACCGCTGGCGTTAAGTGTTACCACTTACCCCAGCCCGTTTTAGATTTACCAGGGAAAACATGCCAGCTTCGCAATTTGGGCGGCGGCATAATGCTTCCCGATAGAATGAAAAGCCCCGACGATATAGCGCCCTTAATGGCATGCGCTATGGCTTACGCCGCGGCGACCATGATAACGAAAAACGAAAGGAAGGTGTATGCGTCCACTTATGCGGCTGGCGGCGACCTGACTTTCATATAAAAAGAAAGAATGGAGAATAGACGAACATGGCAAGCATATTTGAACGCTGGCGCATGGCTTCCAGGCCGTCCGTTATCAATGTAACGGTAAGCGGGGACGCAAGCACGCAAGTCCTGAACATGAAGGCCAAAGAATTGTATCAAACACAGGACAATTTACAGGCCGTCGTCAATTTTTTGGCTAATTCTATCGCCCAGCTTCCGTTAAAAGTCTATGTAAGGGACGGGGAAACAGAAAGAAGACGTGATCGCGATAGCGTGGCGGCCAAATTGCTTTGGCGCCCGAATTCAGACCAAACAAGCTTTGAATTCTTCCGCGCTTTGGCTATTGAATATTTCGTATTTGGTTCCGTCTTCGTTTGGGTATTACCTGACGCGGATAGTGAAAGCGGGCTTCAGCTTCGTATATTGCCTACTGAATGGCTTCAGACCTATGGCAACGAAAGCGGAAGTTATGCGCCGAAGACAATAAGAATATGCACACGAACAGGGGAAAGCGCTTTCGACGTTCCAAAAGAAGAATTTGTTCAGTTCCGCACATATAGCGCGGGAAGTCCTGGCGGCTACCTTTCGCCTATATCGGCATTAAGGCAAACATTAACCGAACAAGTGGAAGCGGGACGCTTCAGGCGCCAGTTATGGCGTTCTTCGGGCCGCTTTAATGCTCAGATAATCAGACCGAAGGACGTGGCACCCTGGACGCCCGAACAGAAAAAAGCATTCGCAACGGCTTTCCGTGAAAGCTGGGGCGCTGGCGGCTCTAAAGCGGGTTCCATTCCTATTATGGAAGACGGAATGGAAATTAAGCCATACGCAACGAACTGGAAAGAAGCCGAATGGTCCCAGTCCGTTATCTTAACCCGTGAAGCCGTGGCGGCCGCTTATGGCGTTAACCCGTCTTTAATTTGGCATAGCAATACACAGACCTATGCCAGCGCTAAAGATAACGCCCGCGCTTTATATGCTGACTGTTTAGGCCCCGTTATTCAAATGCTTCAGCAAAGAATTAACGCGTTCCTTTTGCCTATGGTTAACGCGGAACCTGGGACCTATGTGGAATTCGACTTAACCGAAAAGCTTAAGGGTTCGTTTGAAGAAAGGGCGGCAATTTATCAAAGTGCCGTGGGCGGCCCTTACCTTACACGCGACGAAGTGCGCGCCGATTTGAACCTGGCGCCGCTTCCCGACGGCCAGGGCGAACAGATCATAACGCCGCTTAATGTTTTAGTAGGCGGCCAGGCAAGTCCCCAGGACGCAAGCGGAAGCCCTTATAACTATCCTGGCGAAGATAACCAGGCGAAGAAGTTAACGCCATGTGCATGCAAAAGGGTAAAGGTAAGCGCTGAAGAAGTGCGAATTAAAGGCCGTTCCGATAAAGAAGACGACGACCTTATAACGGACTTGCTTGTGGCGTTCTTTAAGCGCCAGGCTAAAAGCATTATTCCGAAAGTGGGCGCTAATTCCGAAGACTTTTGGAATGCTGAACGCTGGGACAAAGAACTGGCGGAAGACCTGGAACCCGCTTTGGTAAAGATCGCGGACAAACATGGCAAGGACACGGCGGAAACTTTGGGCGCTGAATATGTAACCGAAAAGACCAGGGCATATTTGAAGACCGCGGCCCAGGCCCGTGCCAAAAAGATAAACGAAGAAACTTACAGAAAAGTTCTTAAGGACCTGGAAAAAGAAGAACCCGACACGGCCCACGTTTTTGAAGTAAGGGAAAACACTTCCGACGTTTTGGGAAGAAGTGCGGCGGGTTCTATTGCCGCATTCGCCACAAACGAAGCCGCGCACCAGGCTATTGAAGACGGGGCGCCCAGCGTAACGGGCCGCATAGTTGAAAAAGAATGGGTTACGGGACCGAATGCAAGGCCCAGCCATGCCGCTATGAATGGGGAACGCGTGCCGCTGGACGCGGACTTTTCCAACGGCCAGCATTGGCCTGGGGAAAATATAGGCGATCCCGAAGAAAGTTGTAATTGTAATTGCACTACCGAAGTAGTTATTACAGGGGGTTAACACATGAAATACAAAACACTTGAACTTAAGGCAAACAAAAATGGAACCATAGCGGGCTATTTTTCGACATACGATAAGACGCCCGATAGTTATGGGGACATTATCGAACCAGGCGCCTTTACTGAAACCATTAAGGCCAGGGAAGAAAGCGGACACCCTTTCCCACTTTGCTTTAATCACGACTTCAGCGCCGTTATTGGTGCCGTCGATACCGTAACGGACACAGAAAAAGGCCCGTATATTGAAGCAAGTTTCCTTGACACGGACCTGGCCCAGGACGTTCGCAAAATGCTTTTAAGCGGCGCCATTTACCAGTTTTCATTCGCTTATGAAGTTAAGGGCTGGCGTGATCCTGACGAAGCCGAAAAGAAGGCGGGCGTTACAAACGTTCTTACAAAGCTGGACGTTTTCGAAATTAGCGTGGTAACTGTTCCCGCTAATCAGAACGCCGTTGCCACGGAAGTAAAGGCAAACGAACCCGAAGTTAAACAGGGCCGCCGTAACCGCAAGGCTGACGAAGACCTTATTAACGATACTGTTAAACAGTTGAACGCTTGTATTTCCGCGCTTAAATCGCTACTTGACGACGATAGCGCCGAAAATAAACCCACGGAAGACGAAGGCAACGAAGAAAAGGCCGTCCCTGAAGTCAATACAGACGTAAAGGAACCGAAGGGAAACGGTAATTCAAAAAGGGCTGACGCGATCCTGGAAAAAATAAAAGGAATGGAGAAATAAAGCCATGACTATCAAAGAAGAACTCGCGGCAAAGAAACAGGCTTTAATTGACCTTACGCCCGCGCTTCAGGCTGAAGACGTTTCCGAAGAAACAGTTTCCCAGGGCGAAGCGCTTGTTAAGGAAATTGAAGAACTGACCGAAAAGGCCGCAAAAGCTGAAAAGGCTTCCGAAATTCTTAACACTATCGGAAAGCCCGAAGAAAATTCCGACAATATGGGGGAAAAGAAAATGGACGACATTAAGACATTCGCACAGAAAGCCGCTGAAATGACAGACAAGAAGGCGGGCATTACAATGCACATGAAGGCCGCAACGGACGTAGTAACTTCCGTTCAGATCGCTGACGTTGATAGAAGTATTGCGCCCCAGCCCAGGCGTAACGCCGTAGCTGACTACTTCAGCCAGGCAACAATTAGCGGAAACGCTATTACTTACTTCTTACAGGGCGCTTATGAGGGCGTTCCCGCAGCAACCGCTGAAGGTGCAAAGAAGCCTCAGAATAGCACTTCTTTCTCAGGCACTACCCTGGCACTTTCAAAGATCGCCGCTTACATTAAGGAAACAGACGAAATTCTTTACGACGAAGCTTTCTTGGCTACTGAAGTACAGAATTCACTTGTTTACAGGGTTGGCGTTATTGAAGACACTACTGTTATTTCCGCTATTGGCGGCACCGTAGGAATTGGCGCTGAAACATACGACGGAACAAACGTTACTTTTGCCGACGGCGTACTTGCTTCCATTCTTAAGGTTAAGAGCGATAGCGCTTATGACGCTTCCGTCGTAATCGTTAACCCCGCTGACCTTTTCACACTTCTTACTGCGAAGGATCAGAACGGCCAGTATTATGGCGGCGGTTACTTTACTGGCGCTTATGGCACAGGTTCCCAGGGCGTTCCTACTTCCATTTGGGGCGTTTCTATTATTTCAAACAGCAACGTTCCCCAGGGTTCCGCGCTTATTGCCGCAAGGGAAGCCGTAAAGATTTGGAGAAAGTCAGGAATTGACGTAAGACTTTACGAACAGAATGAAGACGACGCGCTTTATAACCGCGTTACCCTTTTGGGCGAAGAAAGGCTCGCATGCGCCGTAGTAGACCTTAAGGGCGTTGTCCTTTTGGCTTCGGAAAATTCCTAATAACTACTAAAGTGGGGAACTTCGGTTCCCCATTTTTTTGAAATTCTGAAGAAAGGGGGAACCATGCCCGTGAAAATCTATGTAGTAAATGGCCGCAAAGTTTGGCTTGATAAGGCACCCGAAGGCGCTGAAGAAGTTAAGCCCGTTGTTAAGGCCGAAGAACCTGAAGCGGAACCGAAGGCGAAGCCCATAACGGCAAACAAGGCCAGGAAAACACCCGCTAACAAGTCCAAAAAAGAAGGGAAGACAAAATAATGCCTGAATTCTTACACGGGACACTTTCGCCGTGGGGTTATGTCTACGACGCGGAAGCATTACCCAATTTAATCACGTCCACAGACTTTGCAAATTATACGAATGGCAAGTTTGGGACCACAGACACAAGGATAGCGGCTAACATTTCCAGCGCTTCAGCTTCCATTCGTAATTTTTGCGGCTGGCATATTTCCCCTTCTTTAGAATGCGGAATGCTTTATAACGTTTACGATTTACGCGACGCTTTCAGCGGTAACGACTTGCTTATACAGTTGCCCGCCACATTTGTTTCAGGCATTACCAAAGTGGTATTAAATGCCGTTTGGGACAATGACGAAGACACATGGCGCGGGGAAGTTATCGAAGACCAGGCACGTTTTGACAACGGCATGGGAAGCGGCTTACTTACTGTTTATGACGTCGGCCGTTTAGATCACCGTTCAAAGATTTTCGTTAAGTACACGGCGGGCTTTCCCGAAACGGCCATTCCTATTATTAAGGAACTGACCGCTAACGGCGTAACGCATGCCTTAACGAACACTTATGGCGTTAATTCTGAAGCCGCTGGCGGCGTTTCTGTTTCTTACAATGTTTCGTGGACTGGCAAGGGTTCCACTTCTTTGGCAAATGATACCAGGGAAGCGCTGGAACCTTATAGACTGAAGGGGGTTTTCTAATATGCTACCGTCTTTTTGCACCCAGGAAATAACACGAATTCGCCCTGGAACTAAAACCGTGCGCGGTTCCGATATTCCCGACTGGGACGAAACGAAAGTGGATAAGTTAAAAATAACAGGCTGTTCAGTTCAGCCCGCCACTACTTCGCTTTCACAGGACGGCCGTGTATTGGGAATAAACGAACAATGGACCGCATATTTGCCCGAAGGTTCCGACGTTAAGGCGGGGGACCGTATTTTATTTGAAGGAAAGACGTACACAATAAACGGCGATCCTAAAGAATGGACGGCACCCTTTACGCGTTCCAACATTCAGCTTAATTTAACGCGCTGGGAAGGATAACCGCATGGCTATACGTTTACAGTTCAATTCCGAAGGCTTCCGTCAAATACTTCTTTCGGAAGGTTGCCGCAACGTAGTGGAAAAGACCACGGCCGAAATATGCGACAAAGCAAACGGCAATAATGCCAGGGGCGGAAATGGCTTTAGGGCTAACGTCCAGGCTGGCGGTTATGGCGGCGGGCGTTATATTGGCTTTGTAACTGCGACGGACGAAAAGGCAAGCGCGGCCCAGTCTGAAGACCAGGCACTTTTGAGGGCTTTGACATGAACATTCTTAAACCAGTAGACATTGAAGAACAGATAAGAACGGCCCTGGCGGGCTACATGAACGTCTGTGTTAGGCCGTTGCCCGCGTCTTATACGTTGCCGAATATCATGGCAACGGCAAGCGGCGGAAGCACGGCGGACACAATAGACACATTCACGGTTACGCTGGACGCAAGGGCGGAAACAGACGCGGAAGCTATGGAATACCTTACGGACGCTTTGGGCATTTTGGAAACCCAGGCGGCTAACCAGGTAGGCGCTATCCGTAACGTTATAATTAACAGTTTGGCAAGCTGGGGCGTTGATCCCGTGCGGCCTGACTTGAAACTTTGCACGGCCACGGTTTTAGTTATCGCACACCGTGAAAAGAAGACAATAACAACAATTTAACGAAAGGACGATATTATTATGGCAAGTAATAATGTTAATTTGGGCATTGGCCTGGCTTCAGGCATGTTCTACACGGCCGCGGCTGGAACCGCGCTTCCCGCTTACCCTGGCGACGCTACGGGCCTTTCTTCATGGAACGAAGTAGGCGCAATTACAGCGGACGGAATTACATGGGCAACGGGTAAGGATAGTGAACCGCTTCGCAACTGGGCTAAAGAAGTTGAAAGACTTGTAGCTGGCGACGAAGGCGGAACAGTTACCGCGCCGCTTATGTACACTACTCAGGACACATTAGAAACTATCTTTGGTTCTTCCAATGTTTCCGTAAGTGCGGCTACTTCTTCACATGGCGCACTTGTTTCCGTAAACGTCGAACCTGGCGTAAGCGCTTCGCCCGCTGGGTTCCTTTTCATTATGAAAGACGGCGACGACATGCTCATGCTGGGAACCACGAAGGGAATTGTAACCGAAGTTGACGACGTTACTTTCAGCCCTACGGAAGCGATCACATGGACCGCAACGATCGAAGCGGCTTCATGGGTATTTATGAAGGACGACGGCCAGCTT